ATTAACCAAACAATCTCGTCCAGTGCCATCTCGAAGTTCTCAGATTTCATCAACTTTTCACCGAGGTTTTCAAGCCCGCCATAACGACCAGCAATCGCTTTTGTCGCACGTGTGGTCAGAATTAATTCATACTCTTTGCCGCCGATGTTGATGGCGGCGCTTCTCTCGTTATCCATCCTTCAATCCTCCTACGGTTCCGGTGTGTAGACCGGTTCGTAAACCTCAGTAAACCAACCGGTAATAGTGGTAGATGACACGCCTGCATCACCTTCGGTGACCTCAGCTTTCCACGGGTGCTTGCCCATACCGTCCAGTTTGTTACGGCGCATAACCGTTCCTTCGATGGTTGGCGTAGAGAAGGTGATGGAATCCGCCTTCGTCTGCAGGTTCGTAGCGGGCAGGCCGAATTTCGCTCGGTACAGCCAGAAATATCGGTATGTCCCGTTAGCCTTTTGTGCACGGAAGCCCACCGCTACTGGTGTACCTACGTTCTCGCTGGCGGAGATCAGCACACCGTTGTCATCGGTGGATGCTCCGGTTAGATCTGCCGCAACCGTTGGGCCGATGTCATCCACACCGAGGGTGAGTGTACCGCTGTTGAAGTCCTTCACGACCTCAGCGGCACCATCGTCTGCGTAAAGTATTGCCTCTACCAGTTCCACCGAGAGCTCGGCGGTGATGGCTTTTGCAAGCACCGAAGGTACAGCGTAGGTTTCTTCACCGTTGGAATCTTCGGTTATCTTTGAATAGTACAGTCTGTCAAGACCGATAGTTGCCATGTGTTATTCCTCCAATCCATAATTTTTTGCCACATCAATGGCGTAATGGTGATATCCGGTATCGTCCTCGTGTCCGATATACCGTCGTTCGGTCACAGTGAAATCCGCGTTCAGCAAAGCTGTCGTAATCTGCTTTTTTCGCTGCTGGTAATTGCCTTTTGAGAACAGTGATATCCGCACTTCCTGTACATCAAAGCCGGGGCGGTTATCAGCATGAACTTCGAATATGTCCGTCAGAGGGATAAAGACCAGATATTCGTCAGGCGGCATTCCGCTGAACACGCCAGTTTCGATAGGAATATTAAGCGGCTCCAGGACCTCGCTCAAATCCGAAAGTAGGCTCATATCTTGTTTACCTCCTCGTCCAGCTTTGCTTTCATTGCTTCGATGCACGGCTTTCTACTGGTGGTTCTCGCTGGCTTTAAGAATGGTTTTGCCGGTTGACCTGATTTGCCGTATTCAATGATATTGGCTATCTTCGCATTGCTGCTTCCGTCACGACGCGGTTCGGAAAAACCGACTTTGACGTTGTGGTTGCCATCCCTGTCCTGTAAAGCGGGTGAAAGTCCCAATGCCGCCGTAAGCTCGCCGGTGGAACGTGAAGGATACTTTGTATCACTACCAACCGCTGAATCGAGATTAGACTTAACCTTATCAAGCACAACCTCACCGCCAGACTTAAGCACACGAGGGATGATTTCATCAGTTTTATCGTTCAACCGTGAAACCTTCAGGAGAAAGTCCTCCGGCATTTTCATAGTTACTTTAGCCACTGGGCTTCACCTCCTTGGCCAGTACTTCAATGTACATTCCACGACCCTTGACATCCTCAACAGAAGTAATTTCAAATCTCCCGCTTTCACAGGCAATAAGCATTGCGGTCGTAACGGTGACACCGGGAATACAGCGGAAACGGAAAAGGTCGGTGGCTTCCGAAAATACGGCTCTGTTGGCCCATATTTCAGTACCGTGCCGACCTTCCCGATATGCTCTTATAGAAGCAACAATATTGTCAATCTCAGTGCTGAAGCCCTCTGAGTCTTTTATAGTTACTCTCTCAATAACGTCTATAAAAGTGTTCATTTTTCCAAAACTCATGTCACACCTTCCAATCCCGGTCAAGCCGTAGAAGTAGGTTCACCGTATTCCACACTTGTTGACCCGCTTGTACGCTGTCTGCGAAGAAACCAGCCGTCGAGCCATCTCTGCTTTCGTAGAAATGGCTCGATAGCATGATTACTGCTTGTTCAGTAGTGGGTGGCATAGAATTTTCAGTGTAATAGCCCTCAGTGACATGTTGATAACTCTCCGCGTAGGAGACGGCAGCTTTGATGTAATGTAGCAGTAGGCCGTCGTCTGCGTCATGCGCCAAGATTAGGTTTGCTTTTACTTTGGGGAGAAGATTATCTGTTGTCATGCCATCCGACTCCTTCCAGTTATACTTCGTCTGCTACCATCAAACCCGCCGCTTTTAGCTTCGCGAGAAGGGCATTGAAATCCGTTACCAGACCAGCAGCATCGGTGGCGGTGCTGTCCGCTTGATTCGCAGCTGGGGTAATCGCCTCTGGGTACGTGGGAACATACAACGTACCATCCTCATCAACCGCAACGGAGACGGTGTCAGTTTCGGTTTTAACGGCTGCTTTTACGCCGCCAAGGGTAATGTCGGTAGCAGGTAAAAGAGGGTCGGCGGAGAGTCCCGTTACCGAGGCTCCCTCCTTGATTTCCAGAGTACCGCCGATAACGGTTTTCTCACCGCCTTGTTCAGTGTAGTTCTTTGTGTTATAACCCATGTCGCACCTCCGTTACGCTTTCTGCTGGAGAACCTTGATAGCCTCCGGCAGAATCAGTTTGCCGTCCACACGCTGAGTGGCCATAAAGCCGACCTGACCTGTAGTAGCGAAAAGTTCGTTCAAACGCTTGAAGGCGCGCCCCTGCCTGTCAGCGATCCAGTAATAACCGAAATCACCGAACGCGATGGACTTCGCCCCCGCCTCAATTGCAGGTATATACGCCGAGGTGTATACGGGTCGATTCAGAATCATATCCGGCGTTCCCGCGGTCAGCGAAGGTTGCCACAGATACTGGCCCTGACCGTCCTTTAGCTTACGGATTGTTTTTACGGTCGCATCGTTCATAACGAACACAGCTTTCTTACGATACGGAGATTTCAAACTGTAGAAAAGGTCGATAACCTCATCCACTGTAATAGCGGTTGCGCCTGCGGTAGTAACTCCAAGCTGTGCACCGCCTGTTGCGGCAAAAATACCCGTGGGCTTACCAGAACCATCACCTATGAAGAAAGCTTCTTCCTCTTTGGAACCGATACGACGAGCAAACTCGGTGCTGATGTAGTTTTGCAGATCGAACACGGAGTCACTCAGCAGTTCGTCGGAGACTTTGATGAAAGTGCCGAGTTTATATGCGCCAATAGAGGTCTGACCAAATACTTCATCACTATCGGGATAGAGTTCTTCCTCATCGAGCCACGAAGCGGAGCCGTGGGTTGTAACAACGGGAATTTTACGGTCACCACTGGAAGTTTGAATGATTTTTGCCAGCTTACGGAAAATGTTTTCTTCCTCCAAAGATTGAACGAGCGTACGTTCAAACTCATCTGGAACAAGATAACCGCCTTCGCTGTCGGTCCCTACCTGCAGAGCGTTTACAACATCGTAATGCGGATTTTTAGAGCGCATTACATTCCAGAACGCTTTTTTGTACTCATCGGATGCCTTTCCTGTCTTGGTGTCCATACCAGGAACAGCGGGTTTGGTGGTGAGCGGAGCGTTCAGCGGTTTTGAAAGCTCACGGTCGAGGGCTTCCTGCTTTTCGAGTCTGTCGATTTCCTTGCCGAGAGCGACCACATCGTTCTCCATTTTTTCGTAGGTGGCGGTATCCTCGGCAGAGACGATCCCGTCCGTACCGCGCTTGGTATCTAGGAAAGCCTTAGCCGTTTCCCATGCCTTTGTGCGCTTTTCGCGCAATTCAAGAATTTTACTCATTGTTTTTCCTCCTAATAATTTAGTGTTGAATGATAGATATCCGCTTATCAAGTTGCTCGATGGGTGTGCCCGTTTTTACAGGCAGATTCTTTGGGCATACCTTGTTTAACAGTGAATTTGTTACGGCCCGGCGGCTGAAAGCATAAGTGACACTATCTTTTTGCACACGCTTTTTCTCATCTTCCAAAATACCGTCCACAAAGCCGAGTTCGATTGCCTTGTTGGCATTCAGCCATGTTTCAGCATCCATAAGGTGGGATAGCTTCGCTCTCGACTGCCCGGTCTTGATTTCGTAAGCGTTGATGATGCTTTACTTGACCTCCGAGAGCATGGAGATGGCCTTGCGCATTTCCTCGCTGTCTCCGATAGCTATGGTCAGCGGATTATGCACCATCATAAGTGCGGTCGGTGCCATCAACACGGTTGTTCCCGCCATAGCGATTA